AATCGTGGCGACATGAAGATGTACGATTTCCTGTCGCAGCAGAGCGGCGCATTCGCGGAGAATGCCAGCAAGATCCACTGGATCGTGGAAGAGACTGCGACAAACTTCGATACCAAGCGGCTCGCCATGCCGACCGGGACGATCTCTCGCGGCAAGGTCACGAACGGAAAGGCCGTTGACATTGCTTGCCTGTCCAGTGAGAAGCAGGGCGACTTCGGCATCGTCCGCGCCCACATGCAGGACTTGCGGGCGCAGCTTGGCCGGGCGTTCTTGGACGGGCAAGGGTCTACCCGCGACAGCGAGCGAACCACGAAGTTCGAGGTCGAGAAGGTCGCTTTGGCTTCGCTCCAGAACGCTTTGGGCGGGGTTTACCCCAACATCGCGGACGGCTTTCAGGTTCCGCTTTGGCGGCGTGCGGTCGCACAGCTTGAGGCCCAGAAGAAGATGGCCCCACTCCCAGCCGGATCGGTCAAGACCGTTTCGCTGACCGGACTTGCGGCACTGTCCGGACAGGTCCAGTTCAACTCCGTTCGGGCATTCGCGCAGTTCATCGCGGAGCTTGGCGAGCAGCCTTCGCAGGCGATGCACATCGACAAGTACCTTGCCGTCGCCGCCCGCTATCTCGGAATCTCCGAGCCCGGCCTTATCAAGACCAGCAAGGAGCGGCAGGCCGACATCAATCAGGCGTTGCAGACTCAGGCCCGCCAGCAGGCCATCACCACGGGTATTCAGACCGCTGGCAAGATCGCGGAAACCCAAGCAGCAGCAGGAGGAATCTAAGTGGACCCCACCGAAAGCACACCCCCCGTCACGCCGGACCCCAAGGCGTCTCTCTTGGCGGGCAAGTACGAGACGCCCGAAAAGCTGGTTGAAGGCATCGCCAATGGCCTGAAAAAGCTGGGCACAACCCCCGACACAGACCGGCTCGGCATCGGCGAGGGCAAGGCGTTCAAGACCAACGACGAGGCCGTCGCGTACTACAAGAGCATCCAGAGCGGCATCAGCGCGGCCAGCATGTTTGCCGCCAAGAAGCCCCCGGACCCGACCCCGGCCGTTCCTCCGACACCGCCCGCGACCACCAACGACTCGATTCAGGACTTGCTTGTCGGCACGCCGACCGAGACGGCTCTCGATCTCGACACCGCCACAATGGACGACATCCGCAAGTTCGCGGGCATCACGCCGGAGCGGGAAACCGCGATGGCGAAGAGCTTCAAGGAAACCGGCAAGCTCTCCGACCAAGACTACGCGGCGTTCAAAAAGATTGGCGTGCCCCGCGTTGTGGCCGACCAGATCGTCGGCATCAAGATCGCCGAAGCCGTGGCGACCGCGAACGCGACGGCAAGCACACTCAAGGCCAAGGCCGTTGCCATGCTCGGCGGCGCGGACAAGCTCGCAACCGTCATGGATTGGGCTCGCAAGGGCGGCGTCGACGCCGACATCGCCAAGGCCAACGACGACGCCATTCGCGCCAACCCCGCCATGTATACGACCGTTGTTGCCGCGTACAAAGCGATGTACGAGGCCAAGGCCGGAGACGGCAAGCAGCCCGCGACCGGGAACCGGTCCGTCACCGGCTCCGGCTCCGGCCGGTTGAGCCACAAGGAACTCAAGAATCTCAATGCTCGGGCCGCTGCGGGCGACCGTTCCGCCGCCGAAGAGCTTGGCCGGGCGATGGACGCCGGGCGACTCGGCAACATCTGACCAGTGTTTTCTCTGACCCGTTACATCGAAGAAAGGCATTTCAATGTCGAACGTGTTTCATGAACAGCCCGGCCTGATGACTGACATCGTGGCCCTGAACGCGACCGCCGCGTTCACGTCGCAGTCCAACCCGTCGCCCAAAGAGGGCGAGGGGCAGGGCAACATTCTTTGCGAACTGACCGACAACTACACCGGCACCGTCTTCGCCCGTGGCTACGGAACCACCGAGGGCGAGGCCGTCATCACCGCCATCGCCAAGGGCCGGACCGTGCCCCGGAACGCCCCGATGGACAGCCAGCAGCAGATTTTCGATCTGACCAGCGAGCTTGCCACCGCGAAGGCCGAACTCGCCAAGCTCAAGCTCGGGACCAAGGCCCCGCCCGTTCCGGTCAAGGCAGCCGCCGCCAAGGGCAGCACCCCGCCGAAGCCGACGAAGGAAGAGATGGACGCCGAATTCGGCCCCGACAAGTAAGCAGCTTGTCCGCTCACGAATCAATCTTTGGACTCTGTACGCGGCCCCTTGTCGGGGCCGCGTGCGGTTTTAGGACGGCCGTAATCGTGCCTGTCCAAATCGCGGCACCGGCGAAAGCCCGTCCCGCGACTTCGGTTTTGTTCGTAGCTCCTGCGGGAGTGTCCGATCGAAACCTGTGCATCTAGTCAGGATCGAGCAGTAAGCCCGCCCACCAGCGGACACCTGAAAGCCCGGATTCGTTGACGAGTGCCGAAGCGTTCTTGCTTCCCCACTTGGCGGATTCCGCCACCTTTCAGGAGTACCACATATGGCTGACCCGATTCGTTTCATGGCCGGGCCTACGTCCGGCGACTACGAACTTGCCCTCAAGATGTTCTGGGGCTCGGTCGTGGAGGCTTTCCGCGATCAGGTTGTTCTGTTTCCTTGGGCTGACGGCGAAGGCGGCGGCAACGGCCCCGCAGTCGTCGACACCAAGGTCATTTCCACCGGCAACTCTCACCAGTTCCTCATGATGTCCGACATGCCTGAAGCTGAGGAGCACATCCCCGGCAACCGGCTTGAAGGCCAGCCGTTCGGCATCGCTGAGGGTACGATCACGGTCGATGGGTATCTTGTGCAGCACGCAGAGGTTCCCAACGATCAGCTTCGTCTGTCCCACTTCGATGTTCTCGGCAAGCTCGGTCGCAAGCTCGGCTACGGTCTTGCTCGCAAGTACGACAACCGCTTCTTCCGCCTTGGCGTTCTGGCGGCTCGTTCGGGCATTGTCAGCAAGGACGTCGACGGCACCACCCTCAACATCCACAACGGCGGCAATCGCGTTGAGCGAGTCAATGCCACCGTTGCGGGCGCGTTCCCGGTGTCTTCGGCCGGTGCCCGCAACTTCCGTGACGATGCGGAAGCGTTGGCCGAATTGATGGACAACGACTTTGTCCCCGAGGAAGGCCGTCACCTTTACATCACCCCGTACATCCGTCGCATTCTCCAGCAGGACACGGGCATCTTCGATGAGCGGTTCACCCGCGACATCGGCGACAACTCCCTCAACAGCCGTGCCATCGGCAAGCTCGCCGGGTTCTACATCCACCCGGTCGCGGGCCGACTCCCCGATACCAATGTGCAGAGCGGTCTGTCCAAGTATCGCGGCAACTTCACCATTGCAGGCACGGGCCAGCCGGTCGCCCTTGCCATGTGCGAGGCGGCCGACGACACGGCGGGCATTGGTGCGGTCATCGCGGACGGCATCCTGCCCGAGATGGAGCGGGACATCCGCACCAGCACCACGTTCATGAAGGCCAGCATCCTCTGTGGTGCGGGCATCATGCACCCGTGGAAGACCGGCGTGATCGAGGTCGACGACAGCTAAAGAGCCTCCGGCGATTGGGGGCTGGCAAGTTCTCCAGCCTAATGCCAGCCCCCATCTCTTGATTGACACACACAGCACAAAAGCACACAAGGAGCTTTTTCAATGGCTACTCCCACGATTTCCAATCCGCGTCTGTCCGGTGCGCCCTCGCGCGTCGGCACGCTCGCGGCCATCGACGGGCTCTCGATTGAGCCCGGCGACGAAGCAGGGTATGGCGTTGTCCGCCAAACCCGAATCACTTACACCAATGTTGCATTCGCCATCACCGACCTCGGCTCGACCGGGTGTTTCGGCGCGAAGATCTACACCTTCCCCAAGGCCGCGATCACGATTCTCGGGGCAGTCCAGAAGCTCACGGTTTCGGCGACTGCGGGCGGGACGTTCGACATCGCCCACGGCACAACCTTGAACGCGGCGGCGACTCTGGCGACGACTGAGGTTGACATCACGCCTGCGTCCAGCACGCACGCGACCAACGGCAACTCGGTTCGTACTGCGGCCCCGGCGAACTTCAACGGCACCAGCACCGAGACGGAGATCAATCTCAACGGCATCACGTCCGGCGACCCCGGCACCGGTGCGGTTGCGACGATCAACGGCACGCTGATCGTGTCGTGGATCAACTCGGGCAATCTGGCCTAACAAACTTGCGGGAGCTTTGGAGCAAGCTGGGCTCATAATCCGGCCGTCCGAGTTCAAATCTCGGTCCCGCTATTTTCCCCCAACCAATCGGAGTACGCAATGAAGATCAGCGATGTCTTGTCGAAGGTGTCTTCGGTTTGGTCGGGCCTTTCTGCCACTTGGAAGGGCGTTCTGATTGGCTTTGCGGTCGGCATTGTCCTCATGCTGCTTGCGGGCTGCACGGACGGCGGGGCACCGAGCCGAATCGCCAAGGGTGGGCAGGCGTCTCAGGCAGCGGCAATGCAACAGAAGGCCGAGGTTCAGTCCATCTTGGCGTCGACCGAGGCCATTGAGCAGGACCAGAGCCTTGAGAATGTCACGTCACACACCGGGCAGATCAGGCAATCGGCGGGCAGCATCGACGGGCTGGCCGACCAGATCGTCGGCACGTCCAAGCAAGTCGTCATGGACTCAACCCGCGTTGAGGCCAAGGTTCCTTGGTGGGGCACGCTCTTGAGTAGGGTTTCACTCGTTGTCCTTGTCGTCGTCGTTCTCGCGGCGGCGTGGTATCTCGGGCTCCTGACGTTCATTCGTCGGATCATCGGGACTCTCTCTTGGCTCCCGTACTTGGGACAGGCCAAACTCGACATGGAAGCCCTCAGAATCGCACGCGAAAGCGGCTCGGAACACGCACCGGCCGAGGCCGCGATTGCGGCAAAGCGGGCCGCAAGCCCGGAGTATGACGGGGCCGTCGCCAAGATCGCAAAGGAGAGCAAGTCTTGATCCATCTTCTGGCGGAATCCGCCATTATCGAGATCGCTGTCGGCGTGGCCATGGCTGTGGCATCGAGCGTTGTCATCGGGGCGGGAACGCTCTGGGTGTCAAATGCGGTGTTCTCGGAGAAGCTGGACCGGATTCGGTACGACTTCGAGACGTTCAAGATGGATGCCGAACGCAAGGCAGAGCAGTTCCGGATCGAAACCGCGAACGCTTTCGGCCGGTTTGAGGGCGACTTGAGCGACATCCGAAGCAAGCTCGATCGGCTCTTGGGCTGGCTTGAGGCGAACAAAGAGAAGGGTGGGTAAGCCATGGCAGTAGCGACCAATCCGCAAGTGCTGGCCCGGTTCATTCAGGCCGGACGAGTCCAGCGAGTCGGGCTCTTGCTTATCGCCCACTCTTGGACGACATACAACGGTTTCGGCCTTGACCACGGCATTCAAGATGCCCTCTTGAAGCTCGGGCTCAAGATGTATGCCACAC